CGCTTTTATGTGCTCGGGGATGAGCGGCAACGGTGCCCAAGCCAACGCCCACGCACCCCAGGTTCCGATGACGCACACGCCCCCTCGGTTCAGGAGGAGCATTTTCACGCCCAGCGGCGGGGGTTCCTCGGCGGGCAGTCGCCACGTGGACTGACCCGCGACGTAGTTCTTCACCATCTTTGTTTCTCCTCTTTATACGTGAGTGCGGTCACCCGATCGCGCAGCTCGTCCAGCTGAGCGAGCAGCTCTTGTAGCTCCGTGGCGTGCACCATGACGTAGTCGTTGCGTTGCGCCAGCTCGCGCACCACCGCCAACGAGCCGTCGTCCGCAGTGGCGTCCAGGAACCCTTCGCAAAGGCACACGTAGCGTCCGGCGCTGTGACTGGCGTTGCGGTCAAAACCGTGCGGGTGTGCGGGGTCTTGTGAGCAGCTCAGCTCGTCATCGAGGCTGCCGGGGTCGCCGCGCATATTGCGTTTCTTTTGCATTTTCAGTTCTCCATAGTTATCGTAAATCTCTTTTATCGTTCCAATCGCGTTGGCTATCGACGGGTATATCTTTCACGGCATCGTGTTGAGCTTGGATGATAGCGTCAGAACCAACGTTGATGAATATAGCACCGGGTGCTGCATACTGTTCGAAACTCTTCCAACACTTAGCATCATAGTTTACGGTGGAGTCGAACGGCGGGCGCAGCTCTTCGGCTACCGGTTTCAGGAACGGTAACGTAGATCCAATGATCTTTGCGTGGCCGATTTCGCCGGGTTGCATGTTTCGCGCAACCGCAATACCTTTGCATTTAGTGTTCGGCCAAGCGATCTGAAACGCTCGGATAGCGGTGCCCGTCGAAACGCTCATCCAAACTTCGGTCGGTTCGCCACCAATTTGCTCGCTGATCCGAGCAGCCAGCTTCACGAGTCCCGCAGTCACCAACGGCGCTTTCGACAACCCCGGTGGTAAATATTCAGCACCATGCTTTTCAGCCCAAGCCTTTGCCCAACCGTTCAGGTTCGGCATGCGGACGATCTTAGCGAACCGTAGCTCAGCACCATGGTAAAGCAGAGCGCGTTGATGCACTGAGAGCTCTTTGGCTGCAGGGCAAAAGAAAACACACTTTTTACCATACAGTTTGCCGAGCGTCGCAATCGCGTTGGGGGCCATGCCGGCCCGAGGTGCTACGTAAACGAGTTTGTCGCTCTGGGTTTGTGCGATGAGCTGCTCGGCTCCGTAACCCTTGAGGCTGATCTGGCTCAAGTCACCTCGAAAAACCCATCGATTGCCATGCGAGATAACGACTGGCGGAGTTAATTTAGATACGAATTTACTGCTCATCGACAAATAATGTTCGCGTGCTCGGTGCACGTCCATTCCGGTCGGGATGTCGCGGTTAGTGCGGTCTTCGGTTACGGTGAACATTAGACTCAATGCTCCTCGGTGGCTTTGATTGACTCGACCTCGACGTCGTGGTCGTTGACGTTAGGGTAGTCGCTTTCGTAAAGCTCTTCGATGGCGAGCTCGGCAGCTGCTTCAGCGTTCTCGGCTTCGACTTGAATACGCACAAAACTAGTCAGGCGTAATTCGACTTCAAAGGTTTTCTTTTCCATGTTTAGTTCTCCAATTAAGTTATTGAGTTGTTTCATTTACCACTGACCGAACTATAGTGCACTTTTTTGCTGCTGAAAAGAAAATCATTCAAGCAGCCGCTGAGCGGTTCAATGAGGTAGTTGAACGGCATTGAATTAGCCTTAACAAGCCATCGTTTGGGCGATCGTTCGGGGTGATCGTTCGACCAAACGATCGACCAAACGATCGGTTTCAGAGCGGCTAAAACGTTCGACGGTCAGTGGTTGCCATTAGGGGTGTAGCATGTTGCCGTTAGGGACTTAAAAAAGACCGTTCGAGGAACCTTAAAAGTGATCGTTCGTTTGGTTTGATCGTTCTTAAAGAAACCGACCGAACGAACGATCGATTTTGGGGTTCTTGAGGGAGAGCTGAGCGGTCGTATTTGGGGTGTGAACGGTAGGGGTTGAATCTGTGCGTAAACGCTCCCTTGTCGCTCTGATCGGCTGCGGTGTGGGGAGGCCAAAGGCACTCCCCCACACTCCGCCCAATCCGAGCTCCTGAGCTTGCGTTGGCTGCGATCGTTCGGTCGGCTAATCGTTCGAACGATCGACCAAACGATCAAAACCGAACGATCGAAAATATGGTTGCCGACTGCGAAAAACGTGGGTATAATCCGGCGAATATGAAAGTAGAAAAACCCTTGCAAGAAAAAGCTCCGGGCGAAAAGCGCCGCTCTGGAGGTGCGCAGCCCGGTGCGGGCCGACCGGCGTTTGTGCCCACGAAGACCGAGCGGGAGCTGGTCGCGACGCTCTCGGGGTATGGGTTGCCGCAGGATCAGATTGCGATTTTGGTCCGCGAGGGCATCGACCTCAGCACCCTGCGTAAGCACTTTGAGCGGGAGCTGCTGCTCGGCAAGGCGCACGCCAACAGCAAAGTCGGCAAGACGCTTTTTACCAAAGCCGTCGAGGGCGACACGGCCTCGGCCATATGGTGGTCGAAGACGCAGCTGCGTTGGGCCGAAACGCATCGCATCCAGCACGCCGGAGCGGACGATGGGCCGCTGCGGGTTGAGGTAAACGTATTTGACGAGATTCTGAAAAACATCGAGCTCAAACGGCGCACGTCCGATGAGGGCGGCGGTAGTGGGCGCGGCTGATTCGGCGCTCCGGGACCTGCTGCAAGACGCAAAGCTGCGCGAAGAGTTCGGCCGGCTACCGCTCGAGCGGCAAGCCGCTTGGGCGTGGCGGGCGCTGTGGCTTTCGAAGGCGCACCTGCATCAGCTGCTGCCCCAGGGCGAATGGTGGAGCATATGGTTGATGTTGGCGGGCCGGGGCGCGGGCAAGACCCGCACCGCCGCCGAGCAGGTGGGGTGGTGGGCGTGGAGCTACCCCCGGACGCGATGGCTAGTGGCGGCGCCAACCTCCTCGGACGTGCGTGGCACCTGCTTTGAGGGCGACTCGGGACTGCTCACCGTGATTCCGCAGGTGCTCATCAGCGAGTACAACAAAGCACTGCACGAGTTGAAGCTGACCAACGGCTCGCTGATAAAAGGCATTCCGGCCTCGGAGCCCGAGCGGTTCCGGGGGCCGCAGTTTCACGGTGGATGGTGCGACGAGCTAGCGGCGTGGGAGTACCTGCAGGAGGCGTGGGACCAGATTCAGTTCGGTGTGCGCCTCAAGCTGCCCGACATGAAGTCCCGCCTGCTCATCACCACGACCCCCAAACCCCGCGACCTGATTGTTGACCTCATCAGCCGGGAAGGCACCGACGTCACCCTAACCACGGCGAGCACGTACGCGAACGTGGATAACCTGAGTGACAACTTCAAAGCGCAGATCCTGGCGTATGAGGGTACCAACCTCGGCCGGCAAGAGATCCACGCCGAAGTGATTGACCCGGAAGAAGGGGGTATAGTCAAGCGGGATTGGTTCAAGCTCTGGCCAGCGGAGAGAGAGCTCCCGAAGCTGGAGTTCATCGTTCAGTCGTACGACTGCGCGTATACGGAGAAGACGCACAACGACCCCACGGCGTCGATCACCTTCGGAGTGTTCAAGCCGCAAGACGGCCCGATGGGCGTGTTGGTCATCGACGCGTGGCAGGATCACCTGCAGTACCCCGACTTGAAACCCAAAGTCATCGACGAGTACGACATTGTCTTCGGCGAGGGGCGCAATCTGAAGAAGGTCGACCTCGTGCTCGTTGAGGACAAAGCGGCGGGCATCGTGCTCATTCAAGACCTGCAGCGTGCGCATGTGCCGGTGCGGGCGTACAACCCCGGCAAGGCCGATAAGATCCAGCGCCTGAGCATAGTTGCCAACATCGTCCGCGCTGGCCGGGTCTACATCCCGGAGTCTAGCGCTCGGACGGGCTACGTCCGTGACTGGGCCGAGGGCATGATCACGCAGATCTGTAGCTTCCCCAACGCCACGCACGATGACTTTGTGGATGCTTTCAGCCAGGCGCTGCGGTACATGCGCGATGCGGGTTGGCTCAACATTGACCCCGCGCCGCGTGATGACTACGACCCCGAGGATTACATTGACGCCCTCAATGACTCGGACGACTACACCGGACCCAAGGTGAACCCCTATGCCGCCTAGCCTAATGCCCCCCAGCCCCGAGGAACTCGAAGAGCTCCGCGCTCAACGCCGCTTAAAGCTACCTCCGGGGGTTCAACGCGCTACTGCGGCCGCCCCAACTCGGGGTAGCGTGGCCCCTGTGCCCGGAATCCGCTACCCGGCTGAGTTCATCGGCGGGTTTGCGGGCGCTAACCAGCGCCGCAGCGTCATGGAGCCCGACGCCGAAGGTCTTGAAAGCGCCTACCGCGCCGGGGAGGCCACCAGCGTGCTCGGTGATTTGTTTGGCTCGTTGACCCCGTTCGCGACCGCCTCAACGCTGTCCCGTGTGGGGGCGCTACCCGGCGCGGCGGTCATCAAACCCAAAGGCGGCAACTGGCTTGCCGGGTCGTTCTCGGCTGAGCGGGCGCTCGAGCCGTTGAGGAAACCCATGCCTTCCCGCGCCACTGACGCCTTCGGCAATGAGGTTCCTAACCCGCTGGCCAACTCGCCGATGTACACGGAAAACGCCGCCCTCAACAAGTGGATTGATACCAAGCTCACCAAGTACGTCAAGAACGAAATGGCTACCCCCGAGGACCCCGTCCGGGCACTCGCTGAGCGGGGCACGCTGCACTTTGAGCCGCAAGATGCCCCAAGGCCTATGGGGTTTGAGAGGGAGGGCCGGACGCTACGTGAAAACCGAGAGGCCAGCGGCTATCCTATTGAGGGTCTAGGTAAATCCAACCTCGCCAAGGACTGGGAGGCTCTCGCTGATATAAACATACAGCCCGATAAAGCTGAGGTGTTTCAGTCGATGCAGTTGGTTGAAGCAAACCCTTGGCTAGCGAAAGTGTCGCCTGATACGCCGGTGTACGGTATGAATCTGAGCACCGATATGTCTAAGCTCGGCTTCCCGCACATCATCGACGAGCTAACCAACGCCATGAACCCCAACTCGGGGCTGCCGGCGTCGTTGCGGCTGACCCCGCAGCAGCTTGAGAAGATCACGGTGCCGCAGGCCGTCGAGCGGGTCGCAAAGATCAACGAGTGGCGGGCGGCGCAAAAGGTCGAGGCCGACGCCCTCAAGGCGCGCAACCCCGCCACGTTCGAGCACCGCGCCTATGAGACCGTTCCGGGCACCACCGAGCCCAACGAGAAAGGCCTGCGTTGGGTAGAGTTGAAAGCCTCCACAGAGCCCGTCGACGTGAGTAGCATGCTGATTCAAAACGCCGGCAAGTACTCAATCCTTGAGCCGGGGCAGAAACTATCCTGGAAAGACCCTAAGACCGGGCGCGTGCTGTTTGACACACCCGAGAAAGCCGCCAAGGCTTACACCGAGCACAAGCATTACGCCTCACTCGAGGACGCCCTCAAGTACGAGGGCGACGTCATGGGGCACTGCGTCGGGGGCTACTGTCCGGACGTCATCGAGGGGCGCAGCCGCATTTACAGCCTGCGCGACAAGAAGGGCGAACCCCACGTAACGATTGAGGTCGCGCCTCACAATCCGAATCTTGAGTCTGTTTACGCGAAACAGAACCTCCCTGAGCTTTACGCAAAGTACAGCGCAGATCGAAATAAGTATTCTAACAGTTGGCCTGAATTTCTTAAAACAGAAGCGCCAGAACTTTTAAACGCAACGGAAAACAAAATCATCCAAATCAAAGGCAAGGCCAACCGAGCCCCCAAGGACGAGTATCTGCCCTTTGTGCAGGACTTCGTGCGTTCGGGGCGGTGGTCGAGTGTCGGGGACTTAGGTAACACCGGGCTGATCCGTATCAACCCCGACAGCGACCTAGGTATGAACCTTCGAGCCGCGAATGTAACCGCGCCCGAGTTCGTCACGCAACGCCAACTCAGCGATCTCTTAGACAAATACGGCAGGACAAACCTACCGCCTAGTAGCCCAGAAGGCTACGCCGCCGGTGGCGCGGTGCGCATGAACGAGGGCGGCAAACCCCCTAAGCGTCGGGCGTCAGACCTGCCCGGTTACGGCGAGGGCTCCGCCGGAGCGTTGAGCGACGTGGTGCGCGGGTTCATGGGCGAGAAACCCGCCGAACCCACCAACCCCAGCGAGCTGTTCCGACTGGCGCAAGCCCTCGGGGCGTTTCCGCCGGTGGCGGGCGCAGTCGGGGCCGTGAAGCGTCCCGCCGGGGCAGCGGCTGCGTTGCGCGAGCTGTTGAAAACCGAAGCCCCCGCGCAGTCCGCCGCCGCTCGGGAGGCGCTCCGTCGTGCATACCGCACCGGCCACGAGCACTCCGTCGTGGGGCTGACCGAAGCCGGCGTCCCAGGCGAAGTTGTTACCTCGGGCAACCGCACGCGAGTCATCCCCAGTGCGGCGGACGTCAGCCGAGCGGTCAGCGACCCGCAGCGTCGCGCGATTGTAGACTTCCACACTCACCCGAGCGACGTCAGCGGGCTGCGGGTTTCGCCCAGCGCGGATGACGTGGCGTTTTACGCCGACTACGAGCGGGGTGCGTGGCCCCGGACGTTGAAGACTTTCATCGCCTCGCCCCCCTCAACCGGAGGTGGCCGAGCCTCCACGGCGTACAGCTTCTTTGAGACCGACGTGCCGCGTCGCGTTTACGACAAAGATCTTTTTGAAAAAGCCGAACTGGAGCTGCAAAACGCGGGCCGACTCGGCCGGTTTGACCGCGTGCGGCGCGACCCGGCGTTTGCGGCGGCGTTTGAGTCCGGTGCGGTGGACCTGCAAGACCTGCTCGGTGAGGCGGCCCCGTTGTTGCTGCTCGAACGGCGAGCCGCTCAGGGCGCGGGTCGGCAGCGGTTGGACCTGGGCGCTAACGCCGTAGCCCCCAACGCTGAGCTGCGTGACTTTTACGAGATGATTCGCGAGCCCGCTCAAGAGTTCCTGAAAAAGAACAAGCTCAAAAAGGGCGGTGCGGTTAAAATTGAAACTAATCCCACGCTCATGGCCGATGAGCTGTTGTTCAAGGGCTACAGGCGCTGAGAGGAACCCGAGCTATGGCTATCGAATTTCCACAACCCCAACTTGAAGACGAACTGCCCGCTGGGCCGATGACCGTCGAGTACGAAGAGGAAGAACTCGAGCTAGGTGACGCCGAGCTTGAGGAGCTGCCCGATGGGTCGGTGCTCGTCAATCTTGAGCCGGATAGCGGCCCGGAGGAGAACCCCGAGTTCTACGCCAACCTGGCGGAGGTGTTTGATCCGCTCGACCTTGACACGCTCGCTAGTCGGTACTTGGAACTCATCAAG